TTCCTGGCAAAGATTTGCCACTTGTAACTGTTCAATGTGGTAAATGTGCTGAGTGTCAAGAACAGCGTTCTGATGATTGGCTTTTTCGAACTTACTTTGACTATAAGTATTTCTGCGAAAAGTACCCAGAAAATAGTTGTTTCTTTGTTACTCTTACCTATAACGAGCAAAATATACCCTTTTTTGAGGTTTCTCCTGGTGTTCGCCAGTGTTGTCCAGACTTTTCTGATGTTCAAAAGTTTCTTAAGATGCTTAGGAAACGTCTCGGTAGACCAGTTTTGAGATATTTCTGTTCTGTTGAATATGGACATTTGAGTGACCGTGTACATTATCATTTAATGTTATATGTAAATACTCTTGTTTCTCTTGCTTCTTTTAAGCGTCATTGTGAGTATTCTTGGGCTAATTTCTCTAAGCCTTATCGTTTGAGTGATGGTACTTGGCACTGTGATAGGTATGATTCAAAAGGTTTTGTTAAGCCTATTCATATTAAACTAGATGGTTCACTTCGTACTTTTAATAATTGTATGAAGTATGTTTGCAAATATTGTTCTAAAGATGTCTATGAGAGAAATCTTGAAGGTCCAGCTTCTGCTCGTGTCCGCTGCAGTCTTGGGTTTGGTGCTGGTGTTACTTTTACTGACCAGCAGTTAAAAGATGGTTTTCTTTGGTTGCCTTTAGGTAAAAAAGGCTCGATGAAGAAGTTCGTAATACCTCATTATTACTATTTCCGTCTTAAAGTTCCTTTCTTAGAGAAGGAGGTTTTTGAAGAGAATGCCAGTTATGTAGACCAATATATTGAGCATATTAACAAGTATTTTCCTGATGTAGACGCTGAAAAATATCTTAGTTCTCGTTCTGTTCCTTCTGACTATTTATTAGAGCTTCGAGAGTATCGTCTTTATAATGTTGCTGAGAGGTATGTTGATGGCATGTCTCTCTGTTGTTATTTTAAATGGACTTGTCAGCAGCGTGATGATATTTTAGCTCATATTGGTGTTAATGTTCTGGATTATCGTACACTTTTAGACATGTATTCGCGTGATGATTTAATTGATTATTTTGTACATGTTCGACCTTTTATTCCTCGGCTGCGTCCTAAGTATATGGATAGATTCCCGGATTATTTTTGGTTTTCTCATTCTCATACGTTGTGTTCTCGTTTAGACCTCGATATTGATAAGTATAAAGATGTTGAAAATCTTTTTATTATACGTGACTATCTTTTAGAGCTTGATAGGTTGCGTCGCCATCGTGTTTCAGAATTTAATCATTATTGTGATATTAAACCTTCGTTTAACCTTAAAAATCAAAAGTATGGCAAAGAACCTACAGACTGTTTGCAAAGTTCTCACAGAATGCTCGTCAGCTCCTCTCAACCTGAACTGTACTCGAGTTCGCTTGATTCAGCCGTCAGTGAAGCGGACAGAGCCGGTATTAGAAGAAGTGATGTCTTTAGACGAGCACTCGGACCTAAGACCAAGTTACCAATTCCAGTCCCCAAAACCACACCCTTTAGATGGCTTAGTTTATTCCCCTTCTACGATGAGTTTGGGTGCTCTACTCAACTCCGGTGTTACTCCTCCGCGTGCATCGCTTGACCTTACTATTGGCGACCCTCTTGCCGCGGAACGCCAGGCGGTTCGTGAGTTTGCCGGTTTTGTTTATGAAGTCCCTGTGCAGCAGCAGCAGCAGCAGCAGCAGCAGCAGCAGCAGCAGCAGCAGCAGCAGCAGCAGCAACAACAGCAGCAGCAGCAGCAGCAGCAGCAGCAACAACAGCAGCAGCAGCAGCAGCAGTCACCCTCTGCATAGTGCGATGAAATCGCCCGTCATAAATATAAATCTGCGGCTGCACGCGCAGCGTGCTAAAACTGAGCGAAGCGAAGCCATTAGCCCAGCGGCTATGGAGCGATGCCGCATCATGAGGACATGTCCACATGCCGATATTTTATTTTTTTTATTTTTTAATTTCTTTTTTTATTATGTCACAACAATTTAAAACTATAAACGTCTCCACTGGTGAGCGTAATAAGTTCGACTTGTCTCACAATCAAGTCACGACTACAGATTTTGGTAAAATTATTCCAATCATGGTTCGTGAGTGTCTACCTAATGACGATTTTTATGTAGACCCTAAAGTTTTTATACGTCTTGGTAATATGCCAGCACCTACGTTTGGCAAAATCAAGTGTCGTCTCCATACTTTTTTTGTTCCTAATCGCATAATGTGGAATCGTTGGGATGATTTTATTGTTGGTTCGTACACTGGTTCAGCTCCCTACGTTACAATTCAGCAGATACATGCTGCCCTCTCTTATGACCCCGCTTCGGATGTTTATCCTGGTACTACTTCTCCGAACGATTATCAACGCGGTGAAATCCTCGATACGTTGTCTAATCTTGGTTTTAATCCTAAGGTAATTCATAAGCTTAATCAGCTCGAGCCGGCTCAACGTATTAATGCCTTTCCTTTCCTTGCCTATCAGCGCATTTGGTTCGATTACTTTCGCGATAGTAACCTTTCTCAGGTTGGTGAGACTTGGTTCAATGCGTTTGTAAATGGTGGCAGTCTTGATGCCTATGTGAACCAGATACTTCGTCTTCGTCATAGTTGCTATAAAAAGGACTATTTCACGACCGCCAAAGTTAATCCCCAAGAAGGTGGTACAGGTTCTTATATTCGCGTTAGTCTTGATAGTTCTTCTGTTTATAATCCTTCTGATCGTGCTGTTATTTATGCTGGCACTGATGGTAAATTGGTTACGTCTAATGGTTCTGATTATGTTAATACTACTCTTACGGGTGGTTCTGTTTATATCAATGGTATTCGTGCTGCCAATGCTCGCCAGCGTTATCTTGAACGTAATAATTTCGTTGGTGAACGTACTATTTCTCGTCTTCAGGCTCATTTTGGTGTCGCTCCATCGGCTGAGCGTCTTGATATGGCTGAATGGCTTGGTAGTAACGAGTTTGATGTGAAGATACAAGATGTCACAAGTACATCTATGTACAATGGTTCTTCTCCCACTGTCATGGCTGATGGTCTTGGTGCTCTCGCTGGTAAAGGTTGGCTCGATAGTTCCCAGCAGAAGTCTAACCCTGTCAAGTATCATTGCACTGAACATGGTATTATGATGACTGTGATGTCTATTCTTCCCGATACCGGCTACTATCAAGGTCTTTCTAAGATGTGGCAGCGTGGTTTCATGGGTGATGGTCCGATTGAGTACTTCACGCCTGAGTATGAGAACCTCGGTTATGAGCCTATTCTTAATCGTCAGGTATATGTTCCCGGTCAAGCTGTCACTTATTCCAACTATGCTTCTCAGGGTATTTTTGGTTATACGCCCAGATATTCCGATTATAAGTTTCAGCTCGATGTTCTCGCTGGTGATATGGTAGCTGCTGATACAGAAGCTTCTGCCGATTGTTATCATCTTTTCCGTAAGATGGATTTTAGTGATACTAATCCTCTCCAGTTAAATGAGGATTTTGTTGTTTTGAATAATCAGAACAATGATTATGACCGTATCTATAAAGTTACTGATAATAAAATCGACCACTTTATTTGCGACATCTCTGTGAATTGTGTTGCTACTCGCAATATGAGTAGTTTTGCTGAGCCTATGCTCGATGCTAACGAGGAAGAACGCGGTCAGCGTGTTACTCTTCCTTATGGTGGTATTCGTCTCTAATTGTGTTTACTTTAGCCGGTGCAGATCTGAAAAACTGCATCGGCTAATTAATTGATTTTCAATTATGGCTTATTCTTTAGATGAACTGTATCGAGCTGCTCTCACTGGACAAGGTACCGGTGATATTGATTTTGGTAAAGATAATGCTGCGTCTATTCTTACCACTCTTTTGGCTAATCAGGCTCAGATGCAAGTAACTGGCATGACTAACGCCACCAACTATAAGATTAATCAAGAAACTAACCAGCTTAATCGTGAACTTGCTCAGAAGCAACAAGATTTCGATTTGATGATGTGGAATAAGACCAACGAGTACAATTCCCCTGAACATCAGATGGAGCTTTTTAGAGAAGCTGGTATAAATCCTCTTGCTGCCTATGGTTCTATTGTTGGTAACACTTCCGCTTCTAATCTTGTTTCGCCTGATTTGGCTAATCAGGTTGCAACTACTATGCAAGCACCTCAATTGCAATCTCCCACTATTTTCCCGGAGACTCCTTGGGCTCTTGAAGCCTTTAAAGGCGTTGCTCAGGTCAGCAAAGATTTTGCTGATACTATGTATAAATTTGATGATTTGTCTAATACTAAATCTGGTACAGCTTCCCAGAATGCTTTGAATTATGCTAAAGCCAATGAAGTACGTACTAATAATAAGTTACTTGAATACAATCTTAATAATACGCTTCCTCAGCAACTTAATTCTTCTATTGCGGATATGCAACGTACCTATCAGGAAATTGAGAATTTGAAGAAGCAAGGTAAAAATACTGATTCTTTGACTGAGGTTTATAATGAGCAGCGTAAGAAGACCTATTATGAAGCTCTTTATTCGCTTAAGCAAGTTAGTTATTATGATAAAGATTATAAGCTCCGTCTTCGTAATACTGTCTCTGGTGAGCGTCAGGCTTCTGCCGCTGAGAGTCAAGCTGATGCCGCCCATGAGAATGTATCTAAGTCTTGGAGTGGTTTAGTTAGTCGTATCATGGATGATGCTGGTGTCTATAATCTTACCGTTGATGCCCTTAAAGGTATGGTTGACCGTTTCAACCATTCTAATGACTCTTATGAGCTTGGTTTTGCTCTCTCAGATTATTTAGGCAAACGCATAGAGAATGTTTACCGCAATGGCGGTGATATTACTGAGTATGCTAAAATGGCTGCTATTGTTGCCGGTGGTATGTCTTCTCTTCCTCATGTTTTAGGTACAAAGTTGGGTTCTGACATTAATGACCGTCTTAATGGTAATATGCCTGTAACCAATCCCAGCGGTTTTTAAGACTTGTCCGCTGGTGTTTTCATTTCAATATATTTTGGTGCGCTTGTCTGTGAAGATAGGCGCATTTTTTTTGTACTCCCAAGTACTGAAAACCGGCTTTGACCGGTTAAAGTATCTTGGACTTGATAAGGATTCTGTTAACTGATACGGGTCTTTCGTATCAATTCCCTACGAATTTTACATGTTTTTTGAAAAAAACGGTAAAGTTATATGAAAAATCGTATGCTTAACGGCTTTTCATATGGAAAATATGTATATTTTTGTGCCGTCTATGATGAAATATAGTCATATAATTATCCTTGTCGGCTGTGATAAAGCTGTTGAATATCCTAAGTTACAACTTAGGTTGGATATTCAGAAGCTTGAAAATGTTCCGGCTTCTCACTGGAAGATTTGGTTGTCTCCGGCTCAGATTGCTCGTGTCGTTCAGTGGTCTCCGGTTGATTTGTCTGAGCTCTCTTTTTTTGTAGAGCCTTATTATAACGGTGATATTCTTTTTCATTTGTATAAGTCTAAATTACATACTATATTCGATGTGCACTAATCCAAAACAGATTCGCAATCGTACCCGGATGTATATTCCTGGC